AGACTATGAGATGGTCGAAGTGATACCAGTAAGTGACCCTAATAGTACAACTATGGCACAGCGTGTAGTTCAGTATCAGACTGTATTGCAGATGTCACAGCAAGCACCACAGATTTATAACCTTCCCCAGTTACACCGTCAGATGATTGAGGTGTTGGGTGTGAAAAACGCGGACAAGTTGGTACCTACGAAAGACGATGTAAAACCAACAGATCCGATCAGCGAGAACATGAACGCGCTAACGGGCACCCCCATAAAAGCGTTCTTGAACCAAGACCATGAAGCTCATATTGCTACCCACCAAGCGTTCTTACAAGATCCTATGGTTGTGGGTGCATTGGGTAAAACCCCTGCGGCACAGCAGATGATGCAAGCATTGCAGGCGCATATAGCAGAACACGTTGGGTTCCGTTACAGAGCACAGCTAGAGAAGAAACTAGGTGCACCGTTGCCACTACCAAACGAAGAAATGGTACCAGAGATAGAAGTGGAACTATCACGTCTAGCGATGGAGGCAGGGCAACAACAATCAGCACAGAACCAACAGCAAGCCGCAGCGCAACAAGCGCAGGCAAAAGCACAAGATCCTATTATCCAGCTCAAGCAACAAGAGATGCAGCTCAAGCAACAAGAGATGCAGCTTAAAGCTCAAAAAGACCAACTTGAGGGTCAGATCAAACAAGCTGAAGTACAACGTAAAGCTCAAAAAGATCAGATGGATAACCAAATCGACCAACAACAACTGGATATTGAACGTCAGGAGTTGGAGATTGATGCCCAGAAAGCTGGGGCTAAACTGGCGGCAGATAGACGTACCGCTAACACTAAACTGGACTTAGATCTTATGAAGGCTGAGTCTGATGCGATGAATAAACAACGTAAGGAATAACTTATGGCTACTACCGTCTTAGACGTGCTGATAGAGAAGATAGATGACGGTGTTAAAAACACTGAATACTATCTTGCTGCAGGTAATGCCAAAGATTACGCCCAATATAAAGAAACCGTGGGGGTTATCCGAGGACTGAAATCTGCGAAAGACTTTATTGCAGAGATGCAAACACATTTGGAGGATGATGATGAGTGATTTAAAAATTGTTCAGCGAGATCCCGAAAATGAGAAAGAGCTCGAAGAGAGCTTACCTAAACCTGTTGGGTATAGAATACTTGTTGCTTTACCTAAAGTAGAAGAGACTTTTGGTGACACCCGTATTATTAAATCTAGCAAAGAGCAACACTTAGATCATGTCTTATCTACTATTGGTTTAGTGATAGATATGGGCACAGAAGCGTATTCTGATAAAGAACGTTTTGATACCCCTTGGTGTGCGTTAGGTGATTATGTAATGTTCCGTGCTAATACTGGCACGCGTTTTAAAATTGGTGACACAGAGTTCCGTCTGATGAATGATGATTCAGTAGAAGCTGTAGTGCCAGATCCCCGTGCAGTAGCACGAGCGTCATAAGGAGAATAATATGGGTTTTCAAAAAGTTGAGTTTGAGTTTCCTGATGAGAAGGAAGAAAAAGGCCTCGAGATAGAGGATTCCAGTGCAGTAGAAATTGACCTGTCTGGTAAAAAAGAAGCTGATGACTACAAAGAAAAAGAAGTAGAGGTTGAGGTTGAAGCTAAGGAAGACGTAGAAGTCGAAGTTGTAGACGATACGCCTAAAGCTGATCGTAACCGCAAAGCATCAGCCCCACCAGAAGACGTTACGGAAGAAGAGTTGGAAAATTACTCTGAAAAAGTTCGTAAACGTATCCAGCATTTTAGTAAAGGCTACCACGACGAACGCAGGGCAAAAGAAGCTGCCGAGCGTGAACGTAAAGAACTTGAGCGGTACGCTAAGCAACTTGCTGATGAAAACAAAAAACTTCATTCAGTTAAACAAAAAACGCAAGAAGCGTTGTTAGAGCAATCTAAGAAAGAAGCTGAGAAAGAAGTTAATCTAGCTAAGTTCGCGTATAAAAAAGCGTACGATGCTGGAGATGCAGAAAAAGTTTTAAACGCACAGGAGAAATTAACTGACGCTAAAGTCAAACTTAGTAAGTTAGATGATATATCTTTACAAGAAGATGAAACTCCTGTACAAAGTCAACAAGAGGCAGTACAACCTGACGAAAGAGCTTCAAACTGGGCAAAAGAAAACGCTTGGTTTGGTTCTGACGAAGAGATGACTGCATACGCTATGGGTGTACATAACAAGGCTGTAAATGAAGGCCTTGACCCTAGCAGTGATGAATACTATGAGAGAATTGACTCTCGTATGCGTTCTACTTTTTCGGACTATTTCGGAGAGGATGAACAAACAGGGCAAGAAACTAAGAAGCGAAAGTCGAATGTGGTCGCTCCCGCGTCGCGGAGCACATCACCTAAGAAGGTGAAATTAACGCGTTCACAGGTGGCTGTCGCTAAGAAGTTAGGAGTACCGCTTGAACTATACGCCAAAAAGGTTGCTGAAGAAATGATGAGGGAAAGATAATGGCTGAGAACAGACTAAACCGTGAATTAGAGACTCGTGAGAAAACTGCTCGTAAAACTGCATGGAAACGTCCAGAAGTTTTACCGTCTCCCACTCCAGAAGAGGGATATGTATATCGTTGGATTCGAGTTGCAAATCAGGGACAAGTGGATGCCACTAATGTCTCATCAAAACTAAGAGAAGGTTGGACTGCTGTAAAAGCGTCAGATCATCCTGAGATCACACTTGTTACTATCGAGAACGATAAATTTAAAGATAACATTGTGATTGGTGGTTTGATGTTGTGTAAAGCGCCTATTGAGTTAGCTAATGAACGTAATGAATACTACGCTCAACAGACCAAATCACAAATGAACGCAGTGGATAACAACCTTATGAGGGAAAATGATCCTAGAATGCCTCTGTTTAACGACAGAAAGTCTAAGGTCACTTTCGGTAAAGGCTAATTTAATTTTTTAGGAGTTTTATTATGGCTGCTACAGCTTCTCCAAACGGCCTAATCCCCAAAAACCTTATTGGTGGGGGGCCATATCAAGGTGGTACTCTTCGTGAGTATCCCGTAAAAGCAAACGTTGCTACTGCTATCTATAACGGACAGCTTGTACAACTTGCGACCACAGGTTTACCTGCGGGTGTTACAACTACTCCAGTTGCTATTGACCTAGCGTCAGATCATAGTGGTAGTGAAGATACTACTGATGCAACTGCGGGTATCATGGGTGTTATGCAAGGGTGTAGTTACATTAGTGCAGAAGGTCAACTTTTATTTAAGAACTATCTTCCAGCTAACCTAATTTCAGGTGGCGCTACGGACGTTAAAATCTTAGTAAATGACGACCCTAACACTGTGTTCCAAATCCAAGGAAGTGAGACCCTAGGTACTTTCAACAGCTCTAATGCTGCTGGTGCTGTGGGCATGAACGCTGCTCTAACTACATTGGGCGACGGAAGCACTGCAACTGGTAAATCAGGCATGGCTTTGCTTGTTGGCACTAACGGTGGTAGCTTGGCTGCTACTTCAACACTAGCAATGCGTATTATTGCCGTTGTTCCGGGTACGGAAACTGACGCTTATCCTGAGTTTTTGGTTAAGTATAATGTTGGCGTACATTCTTACACTAACTCACTCGGTCTAGCATAAGGAGTATAACTAATGGCTATTTCAAGATCACAACTGCTAAAGGAACTACTCCCCGGACTGAATGCGTTATTTGGTTTGGAGTATTCCAAATATGGTGAAGAACACAAAGAGATTTTCGAGACTGAAAGCTCTGACCGTTCTTTTGAAGAAGAAACTAAATTGTCAGGATTCGGTACTGCGCCAACTAAATCAGAAGGTGCGGCAATCGAGTATGACAACGCGCAAGAAGCGTGGACAGCTCGCTACACGCACGAGACTGTTGCTATGGGTTTTGCAATCACTGAAGAAGCGATTGAAGATAACTTGTATGACTCTTTGTCTGCTCGTTATACCAAAGCATTGGCTCGCGCTATGGCGTACACTAAGCAGGTTAAAGCTGCTGCTGTACTAAACAACGCTTTTGATTCCAACTTTACTTACGGTGATGGCGTAGAGCTTTGTTCTACTCTTCACCCACTAGTAAATGGTGGAACTAACTCAAACGAACCTGCTACTCCGGCTGACCTTAACGAAACTTCTTTGGAAGCGGCTGTTATTCAAATTGGTCAGTGGACAGATGAGCGTGGTCTTCTTATTGCTGCACAGCCTAAGAAGCTCATTATTCCATCTAACCTACAGTTTGTAGCGACTCGTTTGCTTGAGACTGAAGGTCGTGTTGGTACTGCTGACAATGACGTTAATGCCCTATCGAACAATGGTTCTATTCCGGGCGGCTACGCAATCAATCACTACCTAACAGATACTGATGCGTGGTTCTTAACTACTGATATTCCTAACGGATTGAAGCACTTTGTTCGTGCGAAAATGGCTACCTCTATGGACGCTGATTTCGATACTGGCAACAGCCGTTATAAGGCTCGTGAGCGTTACTCGTTCGGTGTATCTGACCCATTGGCGATCTTCGGATCTCCGGGCGCATAATTTGCGTTGGGTTACTAAGGGAGCTTCGGCTCCCTTTTTTATTGTCTTTTATATTTCACTGTGATAAGTTATGACAAATCGGGAAAATTTATCGGTGGACTTGACTGGCCCGACAGACGACATGTAGACAAGTTCACTTTAACTCACATGTGAGGCTCATATAATGGCTAAGACTACATTTTCAGGCCCAGTCCGTTCGGACGCGGGTTTTCAAATCCCAGCAGTAACTACTGCTAATTTACCAGCGGCTACCTCTGTTGTAGCAGGAACCGTGTATGTTGTTACTGATAATGGTTCAGGCGACGATGAAATCTGTGTTGTTGTAAGTAACGGAACAGCGTGGAAAACTGCTATTGGCGCAGCATTATCTTAATAGGAGGCTATCATGGGATCATTCAGTTCCGATGTAAAAGCCAAGAAGCTGACTGCCACAGGTGCGTTGGGCGTAGGCCCAGCTCGTATACGTCAAATACAAGTTCTTAGCCATGCAGATGGTGGTTCTGATACTTACACTGTTGTGGTTAAAGATGGCGGTACTGGTGGCGAAACTATTTTGGATATGACGGTTCTCGCTGCAGCAGACATTCACTCAGTTAACATACCTGCGGATGGCGTACGTTCTGTAGCTGACCCACACTTTACGTTGGGTACAGGTATTGTCCAAGTAGTGGTGTTCTATGCGTAACGACTACGGAGTCTGCTACAAGTACAAGAAAGGCGGTAAAGTTGGTACCGGTATGAAAGGTATGAGCCAGAAAAGTGGGGACAAGCGCCCCACTAAATCTGGTGCTGGTATGACTGCTAAAGGTGTTGCGAAGTACAGACGAAATAACCCCGGTAGTAAATTACAAACTGCAGTAACGGAGAAGAAGCCAACTGGAAAGAGAGCGTCTAGACGTAAGTCATATTGTGCACGTTCTGCTGGACAGATGAAGAAGTTTCCAAAAGCTGCAAAAGACCCTAATTCAAGATTAAGACAAGCGCGGAAGCGCTGGAGGTGTTAGAAAATGCCAAATGTAGGCGGAAAGAAATTCCCTTATACCAAACAAGGTATGAAAGACGCTGAAGAAGCGAAAGATAAGATGGGCTACAAAAAAGGTGGCGATGTCAAAAAGAAGAAAAAGCGAGTAACTAGTAAGGATAAAATAGCTAATCCCGCTGATGCGTCAAACAAAAAACAAGTTAAAATGGACTTGAATAAACGCATGGCCAACAAGAAGAAGCGTGAAGCTAAAGGCGATAAGTTTGCGTCAGATGAACTGAAGTTCAATAGAACTGTGCCTCGCCAACTAGCACAAGAGCGAGCCGCAGGTAAAACTCGTCCAGATGGTGGGTCAAGATTTAAGAGCAAAGGCCCTGAAGCCGCTATGAACAACACTAGTGCTCCTAAGCCACCAACTCCTGCACAGGCAGCTACTCCTATGCCTAGTCCGGGCGCTGCTGCTGGTGGTATGGGTATGCCTCCTAAGAAGCCACCTATGCCTATGATGAAGAAAGGCGGTAAGGTTAAGAAGGCTAAGTCTGGTGGTAAGGTTCGCGGTGCGGGCATTGCTAAAAAAGGCGTACGTAAGTGTAAGATGCGATAATGCGCAGATACTATAAGAAAGGTGGTTCCGTAAAGGACGCATGCTACCATAAGGTTAAGTCTCAATATAAGGTCTTTCCTTCTGCGTATGCGTCCGGCGCTATTGCTAAATGCCGTAAGAAGAAAGCGGGTAAAAAGTAATGCGTAGGTACTACAAGTCTGGAGGTGGCGTTCGTAAAACTAAGAAGGGCGCTGCCTTAAAACGTTGGTTCAAGGAAGACTGGAAAGACGTTAGTACAGGCAAACCTTGTGGTAGAAAGAAAGGCGATGGACGCGGTACACCATACTGTCGTCCTAGCAAACGGATATCTTCTAAGACTCCTAAAACATCAGGCGAAATGTCTAGTGCAGAGAAGGCTAAGAAGGTAAGAGAAAAGAAAAATTTAGGACAACCTGCAGGTGCTCCACGCAGAGTCAAGTCACTAAAACGTAGAGGTAAGTAATGGCTACATCAGGTACTTCAACATTTTACATGGACTTCCCAGAGATTGCTGAGGAAGCGTGGGAACGTGCCGGACGTGAGATGCGTTCTGGGTATGACCTAAGAACAGCTAGAAGATCTATGAACTTGCTTACCATTGAGTGGGCGAACCGTGGTATTAATCTGTGGACTATAGCGGAAGACACAACTACCCTAGCAAAAGGGGACTTAGACTACTCTCTAAATAGCACTGCTATAGACGTTTTAGAAATAAACTTGCGTACAGATGATGGGGTGCAAGCCAAACAAAGAGATCTCCCCTTAACACGTACCAGTGCGAGTGTTTACGCAGGTATTCCTAACAAGTTAACACAAGGTAGACCTACACAGGTTTGGATTGATCGACAGCTAGGTGGCCCTATTGCACACGTATGGCCGGTACCAGATAAGGACTCTACCTACAAAATACATTACTTTTACCTAAGACGGATAGAAGACGCGGGTGAAGGTGGCTATACCCCGGACATGCCATTTAGATTCTTACCTTGTCTAGTGGCTGGGTTAGCGTATTACATTGCTATGAAGACGCCCGAATTGTCTGACAGGGTAGTAATGTTAAAACAGATTTATGATGAGCAGTTCCAGTTAGCTGCTGGTGAAGACAGAGAAAAGACTGCGGCTAGATTTGTACCACGTATTGGGTACCCATAATGAGAAAGTTTGCTACTGGCAAAAAAGCGTTTGGCTTCTGTGATATATGCGGGTTTCGTGAAAAGTTACGAGACTTGAAGGAAGTTGTAGTTAAGCGTCAGGGCACAGGTTTACTGGCTTGTAGTTCGTGTTGGGATAAAGATCACCCACAAAACTTTCAGGGTGAGTATCCAGTCAATGATCCAGAGGCGTTACGTAACCCACGCCCAGATCAAAGTTTAAGTGCAGACTCAGCTGATACCAGTGCCCGAGCAGTAGATTGGGGTTGGAACCCAGTAGGTACAGGGCCTAATATGGCTATGGAAGTTAAAACAGGTACAGTTACGGTGACGGTAGAATAATATGGCTATGACATACGACGAATTAAAAGAAAACGTACAAGACATCACTGAGATGACTTTTTCTCCTGCGCAGCTATCTATGTTTACGAAACAAGCTGAGCAAAAGATTTATGGGTTTATCAAAGATTTACCCCTACTAAAAAAAGCGACGAACCCCGTAAGCTATAACGGCACTGTAAGTTATACTTTACCGGCTGACTGCTTGTATGTGCACGTTGTATATCAACAGCTTGCTTCTGGCACTAGAGTACCATTAATCCCAAAATCGGTGCAGTTTATGCGTGAAGCGTATCCTGAAAGCCCAGAGAGCACGCTTACGGACAACAAGTTAAAATACTACGCTCTCACCAATAGTTTCAGTAACAACGAAGCTGGAGCGCGTTTAGAACTAGAGACTGCCCCTAGGTTTAATGCTACTATTACTATTGTATTCGAGTACCAATACCAACCACTTTCTATAGTAGACATTAACCCTTCTACAAGCCAGCAACAACCTTGGTTAGGCGTAAACTACGATTCAGCGTTATTAAATGCTACTTTAGTGGAAGCTGCACGGTTTATGAAAGCAGAGCCAGACATCATTCAGTTATATGAACAACAGTTCGTAGTATCCCTGCAACCATTAGTTGATACTGTAAATGTTAAATTAAAACAAGATTCATTTAGACCGAGGTCAGCTCCAGCACAACCTTTGACTGTACCTGCTCCTGCACAACCACCACAGAGAGAGGGGTAATAAATGGCCATTACACAAGTATTATGTACATCATTTAAGAAAGAGCTACTAGAGGGCACACATGATTTTAGCTCTCAGAATTTTAAGATAGCCTTGTATACTAGCGCTGCTACGTTAAATGCGGACACTACTGTGTATTCTACAGATAATGAAGTATCTGGCGCAGGGTATACTGCGGGTGGGTATGCGCTTACAAGAATAAATCCTTCTAGCGGTGATGGTGTAGGTTTTACCGGTTTTGAGGACGCTACTTGGGCAAGTAGTAGTTTTACGGCTAGAGGTGCATTAATATATAATACTACCGGCGATAACAATAGAGCTGTCATGGTATTAGACTTTGGCGACGATAAAACAAGCAATAACAGTACGTTTACAGTTGGTATGCCAGCTAATACGTCTACTGCAGCACTTATAAGGATTACATAATGAGTACATCATACACAGGCACACTTAAATTCGGTAAGCCCGCCGCAGGTGATACTGGCTGGGGTAATACAGTAAACAACGAAGTTACTGATATGGTGGAAGAAGCCATTGCAGGTATGGCTACTATCAACACTTGGGGTCAGGGCAGTGACGCAGCTAACACACATACTTTAACAGAGGCAAACGGCACTACTTCTGAAGCACGAGCTGCTATACTTAGGTTAACCGATACTAGCAGTCAGATAGCCACGGATGCTACGGGCATAGTAATCGTACCTGCTAGCAGTAAGACGTATTGTGTTATTAACGAGACAGGGCATGACGTAACAGTAAAAACTGCTAGCGGTACAGGCGTTACAATACCTACAGCAGTGCAAGATAACGTTGTTTGTAATGGTACTAATGTTGATGAGCAGACTAATTTTTCGTCTGCAATGCTTATGCATACTGCCACTATAGACAACTTGAAGATAACTGCAGGTGGTCAGGCGATAACAGGGTTTCTTGACCAAGACGACATGGCTGGTAATTCTGCAACGTCAGTAGCCTCACAACAGTCAATCAAAGCATACGTAGACAATAATGGTTCATTTTTCTACCCGATAGAGGCGCTTGAATGGAGTAATGTTAACGAAGCTAGCCTAGCAACTGAAACCCCCTACATATTGGCTGGTTCTAGCTACACAAAAATAGCCTCGTTTAGTGTGCCGGGAAACAGTGACACAGACTTTCATGTTCTGGATTTGGGGGTGGCTTTTACTGTAATGATCTCTAGCTCCACTACTAACCCAAATATTACCTTTAAAATAATTAAGAAGTCAAAAGTAGCCACAGGCGCAGTTTTGGGCGCTATAACTGTAGCTCCTGCAAAAGTTAACGGTGTGGCTGGTAATTATTACTATCAGTTTTCTATTGCTGGAGACCAACGTCAGAAGTTGGGCCACGCAATTAAAATATGGGGCAATAACTCTCCCACGAATTCTACCACTCCTAGAAGCATAGAAAGTTTTTCTTATGACTCAGGAAATGACCGCACTGACATAGTGTTTGGACAAATTACTCCAGATACTACGCTGACTAGCTTGGGTGTTGGAGATAATGTGTACTACGCTACTGATGGTTGGAACACGGTGGGGGATGAAGTTCTCATACAAAGAGAGTATCAAATTACCTACGATCCCGACGCAGACGCTTCATTTTTTAGTCCACAGTCATCGGAACAAGCGTTTAACTTCCCAACTGCAATCGTTAAAAACAGCGATACCGCAGCCACGGAATTTGAAGTATATGCAAAAGCAACTAATGGTACGGTCAGAGCAAGAAAAGTGTTTGGTACATCCAAAAACATTAGGAGAGGCTAGTCATGGATACGAATAAAGAAGCCCTACTTAAACTAGAAGCCCATGAAAGAGAGTGTGCGGCTAGGATGGAAAACATACAATATCAACTAGATACTGTAGACAAGCGTTTAGATCAGGGTATGCATAAGTTTAGAAGTATTGAACGTTTGTTGTGGCTTCTTTTTCCAGTAATTTTAGGGGCAGACGCAATTGCTCAGAATTTACTTTAAAGTTTGTTTACTATTATTTACATCAGTTGCTATAGCAAACCAGCAAGATGGATCACTAAATACATATAATGGTGATGGTAGTAGCGTAAATAGTAATAACAACACGGAAGACAAGTCAGTATCTAATACATATAACGGTGCAGGATCTAGTAGTGAAATGCCTGTAGGAAGTGCGATTAGTCCTAGTTACATGAGTAATGGCATGGACACTTGTCTAAAAGGTGCAGGAGGGTCATTACAGACTGTAGGTGTTGGAATCAGTAGTGGTAGTTATGATGTTGACCCTGAATGTAACAGACGTAGAGACGCTAAAGTATTATCTGATTTGAACATGAAAGTGGCTGCTGTAGCTAGAATGTGTCAGTCAGTAGATGTGTGGAAAGCTATGTTTATATCAGGTACGCCATGCCCTATATTGTCAAATGGTAAGCTGATTGTAGGTAAAAGAGCTTTCCTTATAATGAAAATGAATCCTGAAACTTACATACCAGACTACGGTAAAAAGACAAAGGAGTGGTACAATACAATTCTAAAGATAGGAGAAAGCGTCGATGATGAAGAAGAAGATATTAGCTCTATTAGTGATAGGTTCCGCAGCTCACTCAAGTGAGTTGGATAATTTAATCAATGCGTCATCTGCGATTGTAGATCAAATTGATAGTGGAATTGCGTATGTTGGTTCTGCCACTGAGTATTCTTATCTTGGTACTTCTATGTCTGATGGCAGTGTTTCAGAGTCCGCGCATATCACCACCGAACAGATTCAAGCATACAATGATGCTCTTTTTAATATGGCTAGTTACATGCCTTATGGTGATGTCCAGTCTGTCCTAAACGAACGTGCTGAAACTGAACTTGAGCTTATGGATCAAGCAGTGGATGTGTTTACCGAAGCTGTTGTAGAGATGGTACAAGTGGTGCAAGTAGCTGAGGTAGCGGAAGCTGCGGCCACTCCAGATGAAGAAGCGGCTGTACAAGACTTTGTGGCTGATAACCAAGAAATACTAACTATTACCCAAGAAGAAGTTAATACTTATAACCAGTCTATAGATGACATTGAGACGCACGCTAACAACGCTAGTGCTTTTATTGCCGTTGCCGAAAACGCTGATGCGGTAGATTTCTTACAACAAGGTGCTGAGAACAACAACACTACAGCTGAGCAAGCCACCCTATCTTACAATGCTAACCAAAAATGGGTAACTATGCAGTGGGCAGGTACAAACAATGGTACAGCAGTATTGCTAGACGGCACTGATGCTTTTGGTTTAGATTTATATGTTACTAGTACGGACATACTAGTTGCTGGGCAAGAGTCAGAATACTACCTAACGGGCCCTACAGCGCAAGGTTATGAGTGCTTTATGACTGGAGAATGTGAGTAATGGGTATTGAAGATAGTGAACTAACTATTGGTGGTCAGACGTTCAAAGGAGCGTGGATTGCTGTAGTATTAGCTATTGGTTCTACTATTGGTGGTGGTGTATGGACAGCAAGTAGTTTGTACTCTAGACTAGAGTCTGTGGAAGCTAGAGTAATACCTGATGTAGCGCCTATTGAAGAGAAAATATCTCTTATTGAGACGCAGTTAGAAGATAACAATGTATCTCAGTTACAAGGTAAACTAGCTGAATTAGGTACTAACTTAGTTACCATCAAAGATAATTACGCAAAGATGTTAGAGTTCAAAGAGGAAATAGCTGAACTAAAACAAAAAGTAACTCAAATGGAAACTGTAGTACAAAAAGCTGAGTTAGTTACAGAAGAAATAAAAGAATTTGAGGATGACGTAAAGGTAGTTAAGAAAGAGATTCAAGATCTCTGGGACGGTATGGACTACTTATCTAACCCTCTAAAGTGAGGTATATATATGTTACAACATCTTATCGGCCCTATAGCTAATATAGCTGGGGGCTACCTAAAAAATAAAGCGGAAGAGAAACAAGCTAAACATCAAGCCAAGATGAAGGTCATTGAGAACGATGGTGACTGGGAAGCTAAAATGGCTGATGCTTCTGCTCATAGCTGGAAAGACGAATTTTGGACTATTGTGTTAGCGATACCCGTGTTTATGGTGGGGTATGCTATTGTGGTCGATGATCTTACAGTTATTGATAGAGTTAAAGAAGGTTTTGATGCTCTTTCAGGTTTACCAGAGTGGTACCAATACTTGCTATTTATAGCGATAAGTTCTAGTTTTGGTATTAAAGGTGTTTCCAAACTAATGAGTCTAAGAAAATGAATTTAAAGTATTTTAAGATAGAAGATTTTAACTGTCAGGAAACTGGCGAGAATGAGATGTGCCCTGACTTCTTACAGAAACTTGATGCTCTTCGTGAGGTGTGTGGGTTTCCGTTTATTATAACTAGTGGGTACAGGTCGCCTAATCACAGCATAGAGAAACGCAAGCAAAAACCCGGCACCCACAGTCAGGGTATCGCCTGTGACATCAAAGTAACTGGTGGGGCGCAGCGTATGGCTATTATACGTAATGCTTGTATTATGGGGTTCAACGGTATTGGTGTGGCTAAAACCTTTGTACATGTAGACACGCGGGAGACTACCCCAGTAGCTTGGAAATACTAATATGCCATTTAATAAAGTCCAGTTTAACCCGGGTATTAATAGGGAAATAACTAAATATACTAATGAAGCGGGTTGGTACGATTGTAACCGGATACGGTTTCGTGAAGGTTATCCTGAGCAGATAGGGGGCTGGCAAGCGCTAGGTAAAAATACCTTTACGGGTGTTTGTAGATCGCTACATCAGTGGGTTACTCTTGGATTTGTAAAATACACTGGGTTAGGCACAAATGTTAAGTTCATGGTAGAGACAGGCACTAACTACTATGACATTACGCCTTTACGTACTACTGCTACTTTAGGTACCGACCCAATAAAAACTACCGACGATTCCACTACCATAGAAATAACACATGCCAATCATGGAGCCACTTTGGGTAGTTATGTAACTATATCTGGAGTGCCCAATGGTGATGTAGGTGGCATACCACACACAGACATAAACAAAGAGCATGTCATAACAGAAATAGTTAGTACAAGTAAATACACAGTTGTAGTAGATACTACGGCTACAAGCACTGTTCCTGCAGGGGGCGGAGGTTCAGTAGTTGCTGCGTACCAAATAAATGTAGGGCCGGACTTCCAAATACCTACTAGAGGGTGGAACTCTTTGCCTTGGAATGGTGGTGTGTATAACGGGGACAGTGATGGTTCTGAAGCTATACGTATATGGAACCAAGCTAATTATGGTGAAGACCTAATCATAGGCCCTCGTGGTGGAGAGCTATATTATTGGGATTCAAGTGCAGGCACAGGGACAAGAGCTACACCACTAAAGAACGTTACTAATGGGGCAGCCATACCCGCATCTTTTCAACAGACCGGGTGTGGTTATTTAAGCGGCTCTAAGGGCGTTACTCACCCAGAAAATGCTAACATTGTAGTTGGCGCTACTGTATCGGGAGCTAACATACCGGCAGGAGCCACTGTTGCTGGGATAGAAAGCCCTACGGTGTTCCGACTAAGCGCAATGACTACTGGGATTGGTAGTAACCAAACGTTGTCCTTTAACACCGACCCTATAAGTGTAACTGAAGACTCGAATAGCCTTGTTGTTACAGATGCTAGTTTAAGTAGGGTCTATAAAGCAGGACAGCACGTAACTATTTCTGGCGCTACTGCCATAGGGAACCTGACCACAGATATTATAAATACTAGACACAAGATATTTTCTGTAGACGAAGCAGCGGGCACGTTCACTACTGAATCTATAGGCACTGTAGCTACTAGCACAACCACTGGTGGGGGAAATAGCGTCAATTTACAGTATGAGCTATCCGCAGAGGTGCCCGTGGTGCAAGATAACCTATTAGTATCGGATGCTAGCCGTTTTGTGTTTGCTTTTGGGTGTAACGCGTTTGGAGATGCTACAGAGGTACAAAACCCACTATTATTGCGTTGGTCGGATCAAGAAAACGCTTATGATTGGCGCCCACGCTCAACTAACCAAGCTGGAGATTTACAACTATCGCAAGGTACAGAAATAGTAGCTGCCATACAGTCACGACAAGAAATATTGGTTTTCACCGATGCTGCGCTGTACTCGTTGCAATATGTTGGTGCACCAGTGGTATGGGGTTCTCAGTTGGTTGGGTCGAATCTATCAGTAGCGTCATCGAAGGCCGTTGCGTACGCCAACGGAGTCGCCTATTGGATGGGCAAAGGCAAGTTCTATAAATATGATGGGGTTGTACAGCCCTTAGATTGTACTGTGCAAGAGTATGTGTTTAGTAAGTTAGATATAGGGCAATATGAGCAGGTGTTTGCAGGCTCCCTAGAAGAGTTCCACGAAATATGGTGGTTTTATGTGTCAACAAACAACACAACTAAAATAGCGCCTGACAAGTATGTGGTATATAACTATTTAGATGGAGTTTGGTATTTCGGAGAGTTGGATCGTAGTGCTTGGTTCGACTCCCCCATAAATGATTATCCTCTTGCGGCCACTAGTCAATACACATTGGTCGAACACGAAAATGGTAACAATGATGGGCAAAACTACGCCTCTGTTAGGCCAATAAACTCTTATATAACCTCTGGGCAGTTTGGCATAGAATCTGGTGATAGTTTTACGTTTATAGACAAAATAATTCCTGATTTGTCCTTTATAGGGTCAACCACTCGAGGCACGGTTACTATGAGCTTACTACCATCTAGCGAACCCGGATTGGACAATAACAACCCACTATCTGAAGGGGGTACTAATGCTGGGGAGGTAGATCAAACATACGACCTTGATGAACACACCCCCCTGTTATATGTACGTATACGAGGCAGGCAGTTGGCACTTAAATTATCTTGCAGTAGTCCCGGAACAAAATGGAAGTTAGGTACTCCTAGATTAAACATGCGCCCTGATGGTAGAAGAGGCAAAAACTAGTGGCTACCAAAATACGTAACTCGGCAAAAACTTTTGTTGTACCTGCGTTGCCACAACCCCCAACTGAGTACAATGCCTCATACATGTACAATAAAGACTTAGTTCTTAGGTTGTATTTTAAAGAAATTGATGAGGCGTTACGTCAAGCGCTGCAATTTGATACCAGTGACATCATTGATGGCTCTATACCCGATTCTAAGTTAGAAGCTAGGTACCTACGAAAAGATCAAAACGATACTACAGAATATACGCTGACTGTTGGTGGGTTGGTAGTGGACACTGACACGTTGTATGTTGATGCGGTAAACAATAGAGTCGGGATACTTACAACCACCCCCTCAGAAGCGTTAGACGTAGTAGGTAATGTCCAAGCCACCGAGTTTATTGGCGACCTACGTGGTGCGGTAGTATTCAAGGCTAAGGCAGGAGAAGATTTAACGAAAGGCGATGTAGTCTATATATCAGGCATATCGGGCAACACTACGGTTGTTAGTAAGGCAGATGCCAATGATTCCGCTAAAATGCCCGCATTTGGGTTAGCAGCTATAACAGTTAGTAACAACGCCAGCCTTGAGGTATACACGTTTGGTACGTTATCTGGCATAGATACGTCATCTTATTCAGAGGGTGACGAGTTATTTGTAGGCACTACAGCAGGTGCACTTGTATCTACAGCTCCAACAGGAGAATCTAGTGCTGTACAAAAAATAGCCAAAGTTACTAGGTCACACGCCTCAGCGGGCTCTGTGAAGGTAATGGGGGCAGGACGTACAAATGCTACACCTAACCTAAATAATGGCAACATATTCATGGGTGACGCTAGTAACATAGCAACTACTGTGTCTTTTGACACCAAGGTGGGCGACTATATAACCGCGAACCCCATAACGAATGCGCAACTCGCTGGGAGTATAGAAAATGCAAAGCTATCTAATTCCACTGTCTCTTATGGTGGTGTTCAACTGTCTCTTGGGGGCGCGGATGCTACCCCTGCATTTGATCTAAGCGATGCTACTAACTACCCTACATCTAGTCTAAGTGGGACTATAGCTACAGCACAAATAGCTGATGACGCAGTAACTAACACTAAGTTAGCGGACAACTCTGTGGGCACAACCCAACTAGGTGATTTTATCATCACTACTAATAAACTAACAACTAACGCTGTAGCCACAGCAAAGATAGCTGATGATGCTGTAACCTCTGCAAAAATAAGTGGGCCGTTTAGTAGCAAACATGCTTTCAGCACTACGGGCACGCAAAGTATATCTACCACATCTGCAGTTACAATATATGAGCCAGACATTCCAGCTCCTCCGGGGGGTAATGAGGCCACGCAATCGCTAAACGCTGCAATACGGGTTAGGTTTTATAATAGTAGTTCTAGTTCAATAAAAGAAAACCACCAGTGGAATATCAAAGTAGCTATAAAATCAAAAACTAATGCTGGATTTTCTTTGGGAACAGCAACTTACTCTTCTTCCCCTTCCAGTTATAACGCTTGGTATTATGTGTCAGGGGACAAGACTTCGAGCTTTGCTAGCAACCGAGGTGGTGTAGGCACTAGCTCTACGGGAGCTAACCTAGGTGCTTTTGTTGGTGTTTATTACGATAGCGTGAATGACAGGACATATTTTAGAGTATCAAAGTTTCCTGACGCCACCACTGCGTACAATGGGGTAGAAGTTTTTTACAGCACTGTGAATTTTGCTAGTTCAGGTACCTTTGTAAACGATTTAGGATTTAACAACCAATACGTAACAATAGGATCTACTACCGCATATCAGACCATAGAACTTCCTTTGGTGTTTAGTTTTGGTAGGTCAACCACGGCTACCGAGACTAGAATAGTGTTTGACCATGTGTCTAGTATAACCAACCTAAGCACCGTTATAACTAGTATTAGTGGGTATGTGGAGAACACAGTATGATACAAATAGGGTATACAAAAATAGTGGCTAACGAGCCTGTAGATGTAGTAGACTCTACAATTGAAGATGATATGCCTGCAGCAAATGCTGCTTTGGCTACACTTCAAACTTCGTTATCTGGAAGAACTGATATAGATACCCTATTTATGCAACAGTATGTTGGGGAAGACGACGAAGACGGAAACAGAATATATAATAAATTCGCATTTCTTGACCCAGCATAGGGGCTTCAATGAGCCAAACAATATCAATTTATCGCATCCGATCGGCCCCTTCTGGGTTTGAGTACGTAACGAAAGGTAACAATAAAGAAGACGTGCTGTTAAACGCTTTGGGCCAACCTGTTCTTAGACGGATAGGTGTTACTATAGGGATTAAAGAAGATGGCGCAATGGGGTGGCGTAATGATAAGTATGATACCTCATTCTCAGCATCTCCTACTCTATATACTACTGGGGCAGAAACTATCCGCGATACTTTTCGTTTTCAAGGGTATAACTTACCTCTTACAGAAGACGAAATAATAGAAGGTTATAAGTCTATACGCGATACAGGGACTTGGACAGACCCGCGATCCGCGAAACATAGACTATACGAAGAGGAGGGAACCTCTTGGACTGTTGACGGAAAGACTAGCTCATCTTGGGCTTTTAACCCCGACTCTAAAGGCGGCGCAGATGTCTTTGGTTATCTAAATTGGCAGTATGGAAGCATTTCCGAGGGTCACCTCTCCCTAGACCCAGACAACATAGATGTGCTTCTTGACCGGTTCCTTCGGGTATATACCACAGGGGATGCATACGGGGGTCACGGAAGTCAATCTGAAAGTTTTGAAATTATGATGGGGCGAGATTCTGTAGGAAGTCCTATATCACTCTATCAGATGTTTGATAAACGTATGCCCTTAATAGAGGGCTCTGATATTGAACGTCTGCCAGAACCCCTACCCCCAGAATACGTAGAAGGCGTACATACTGACATTCCTTTAGAAGAAATTGGCGCCTTGTATATGGACATAGCGCTTAGGAGTGGGTTTAACGTAGCGGACGAAATCATGCAAGGTATGCCTGCCCACCTCAGAAAGAAGTGGCAGCAGCGAGACGCGAACACAAAAGAAATACAAACATACGGCGCTGACCCCAAAATGCTAGACGTATTTGCTAGGGCGTTAACTAGAGAAGTCATACTAGAACACGAGACAGGCATTCTTGGGGTTGACCCTGAAGTAATACGTGGCTTAACTACGGACAAGAACCTAACGGTTAATGGAAGAGTTACTTGGGACAATAAAAATTCAGCTAAAAACTACCTAAACGAGCTAGCCGATGCGCTTGCCGCATATCAAGCTAACCCTAATGATATGACTTGGCTGCAGCGAGACGCTTTGCATAGGTTAAAATTGGCAGAAGTGCCCCTATTGTTGGGTGAATCATCATTTGACGACGTTGGTGAAGACACTGCGGAGGCGGCGGCAAATG